GCGTATGCCATTCCAACACCTGATAAAATCAGAGTTGCTAAAATGGCTGTTGTTTTCCATGTCATTAGATATTTAGATTATTGGTGATTATTAATAAGTTTAGGTTTAATAAATTAAATAAAAAGGGAAAAAAGATAATCAGTTAAGCTGATTAAACTGTTGATGAAACTCTAACGATTGATGTTGCGTCTATCACACCTGTGTTTGTTCTCCAAGTAGTGTTTACTCTAACTTGGTTATCCTCACCATACTCATGCATTTTGACAGTTACATCACGTTTGATACCAATACCGTATGAGTGCTTTGGAACGCAGATAAGTGCGTTGTAAGCGTCATTGGTTTGGGATTTCAATTCAACTGCGTTACTAACTACTAATTGAACACCCATAAATTGCTCAAGTTCTGCTTTGAGCCAAATGTCAGGTGCACTTCTAGTTGCTAATGATGTAACATTAGTTGATGTGATTAATTGTCGCCATTGTTGAGGGTGTAGGAAGGCAACAGGTTTGATACCACCACGAAGATATCCTTGATTTTCAAGATATTCTCTACCAACTGCGATTGCAGTTTCGTCAAATACTACGGAAGCAACATTACTTGAGGTAATGACAGCTCCTGTGTCAGCACGAATCCATAATCCAGGTGTAAGAGTTCCTTCTGCTGATTTGGTTGTCAACATATCGGTTGCTACGAAATCTTCATAAGAAGAAGCACTTCCTTCTACGATTGCTTGAAGCAAATCGAATGGGGAATTTTCAATTTCGTCAAAGTCACCTACGAGATAAACACCCGTTATGGTTGAAGGGGTAACTTCGATTGCTGTGAAAGTTTGTGTTGCTTGTGAAGGTGTAGAACCAACAGTTTGAGATCCATTGGCAGGGATTGTTGTCTTGAAGAATCTTGCTCTGTCCATACCTGCTTCGATTTTTTTGACTTTAGCAAACTCGAATACAGGTCTAAAAGATAATCCACCAGGAACGATTGCAACATCTGTGTCTAAGTCTTGTGTTGCGTGTGTTCCAGATATGCTTACTGCTTCTTGTAGTTGTAATGGGGAAGCTCTGAATGATTCAGTAATTGCACCACTTCTATCTTTAGTTTGTTTAGTGTTAATTGATCTCAAGCTTTCCAAATTAATGTCAAACTCGAATTTACCAAACTTTCTTAAAGATGGAGCTATGTTTTCAGCTACTGTTTTCCATGAGTGTATTCCATCATCTAAACCTACTTGTGCAGTTGGTTTCTTTTCTGAAAGAGCCTTGAGGGATTTTTCAATGCTAGCTAGTTTCTTCTCTGTTGCAATAGATGTATTGGTTTGACCAATGTTATCAGTTTTGTCAGCAGTTGCACCTGGTTCACAAATTCCTGAATCAGGATTAATAGAGTGTCCTTCTGGACAGCCCTCTACTTGTTGTTTGTCACCAACATCTGATCCGTTACTAGCGAGATCGCCAATAGCAGAGTCAGCTTTTGGATCACCAAATGCAGATTCTTTAGCTACACATTTTCCTTGTGATACATCAAATGATTGTCCTTCTGGACATTCATTATCGTCAGCTTCTGTTTTTTTGTTACAGTCGCAAGGCATAACTAATTCTTTAAATGTAGGTTATATAAGGACTAACAATCGTGTAAGGTCTTGATTTCCCTGTTGAAAAATGCACCCTTACTACTTGCACCCTCAAATGAGTCAAATAACCTCTCTGATACATTACAGAAATGATACTTGTTACCGTTTAGCAGTATGTCCATTTCTCTTGATTCCCTATCCCATAGGACATTACCAACAAATGATGATGAGTGTGTAAATGCTTTAAACTCTGGGTTGCCTACTGTGTCAGATTTTTGACCACTATTGGTTGAATCCTCTATAAGATAATGTTCTACTTCACGCCATGAATCGTCTATTGCTTCTACAAATTCAAATCTTTTCTTTTTCTTTTTGCCTACATCTGCTCTGCTATGATCACCACTAAGGGCTACATCTTCATTGTTTAGTTTTTTTTTGAGTGTAGTTTGCCACAATCATCACATACTTCAACGTGTAGGTGATCCATGATTTGATTCTTAAAGTTGATAAAGTCAGTTGTACTAACACCTTCTACTTTGGCTACTGCATTAGCCTCTAGTTCATGGTGATTACATTCTCTGATATAATTCTCAATGACTTTAACAGATGTTTCAGGAACACCAGGTGTTTCAGTTAATGCCAATCCTTCTGGGCGTAATCCAAATGGCATGGCAAAGCAATCTGAATCACCATTACATATCTCTTGTACTTCTGTTGGTGTTGCTTCTATACTTGTGAATAATAATTTGTTTCGTGCTACATTAGCAGAGGCTTCATTGGTAATTACCCCCTCATAATAGACAGTTTCTTGACTTGCGTTATAATGGAAAGTGACTTCACCAATTACGTTAGATGGATCATGCTCCCAATTTAACGGAACAGTAACGCCATCAAAGCGTTCTAATTCTTGTTTAGTGTATAAGTTGTTATTTCTGCTAATTCTAGGAATTAATGCAACACCTGTAATATTAGCAGATTCATTAACGGAAGTATATGCTTGTAAATTCAATAAATAAACTTGGTATTAGGTATAATAAGAATTAATAGACTAATGACGTATCTACGTTCTTTTAGTCTATAACGAATAAGACGTCTTACGCTAGTCATGGTATGTAAAAATGCAATAAAAGCATTAAGCTTAAAATAAAGCTTAACGGTCTATAATTCTTCGTGACAATCTTCACAGAATTGACCACCATCAGTAGGAATCCTGTATAGTTTGTCAAATGTTCTGTAACAAACATCACAGATAAATTCAGTATCTAATGTCAATTATTACACCTCATTGGGGAATAGTCATTTTGGTCTAACTGTCTAGCCAATACTCTAGCTTTGTAAGTATGGCATGGAAGGATTTTAGCCATAGTATTCCTCGTATGTATCAGCTTCCCATGATGGTGTGTATTCATCATCTAAGAATCCTGCACAGCCATCACAATGCTTCATGTTACAGGCTATTACTATTTCACCATAGGAATTATAGACAACATCATCTTCCTCTAGGTGATCTGACCAAGCGTGACCACATCTACCACAAGGTGGATCATCAGGCTCTAGCATACTATCTGTGATTCCTGGTGGTAGGCTACTCATTTTAAAAAAGACCACCTTCATAGCCATGTACTTTTCTGTGTTGTTTTGGGGTTAATTTATTATCTGCAACCATCATGTTGCCAATGACAGTTCTTAACCCTGCTTTTCCCCATTTTGAATCTAGGATTTCACAGATTTCCTCTTGGGTAAGAATTTCCCAAGTAATACCGTTTTGTAATGTTCTAGGTGTCATTTTATTCACCATCATGTTCTTTCCATAAAGTACGAAGTTCTCTTGCTAATCTTTCTTCTGCATATTTTGCAAATAACAAACTTCTTTCTTCTGTTGCTAATCTAGCTTTATGAAAAGCAACTTTTTCTTTGTGTTCTTTAATGCTTTTTCCTGCATTATCTCTAAGTTTTCTTAGTCTTGAAAGTTCTTTTTCAAAGGCTAATTCTTGTTCAGTTGTACTCATACCTTTATTACCAAACAATACTCTATTTATACATTTGTTATTGAACAAGTTTGACTAAATTGATTAAAAATACCACCTCAATGATAGGAAACAAAACCTATGGCACTCTCACGAAATGCGTCTTGGTGGTAGCCTAAGAGAGGTATCTTTTTCAGGTATCTAGAATCCACAACTCAAGATATCCCCTGACGGCTATATTATAATGCTATTTGTTCCCTATTTAAATTATATTAAATTATATTTTGTAGGATTTCTACTGCTGTAAATGTAATACCCATACCTGCAATAATGATATAGAATTTCCTGTCCTTGTTTGATTGCTTATCTTCCTGTTCTTTGAAATGTGTACTTAATTCATATTCGACCTTCATTAGTCGTTCACATAATTTCTCTATTTTTTCTTCAAAGGTATCTAATCTGTCCAAGATCCTTTTAGTCAAATCGTCAAATTCTGTCATTGACATTCACATCTACGTTTGGTGCATAATGCGTGTTGCCCTTCCTTGCACATCTTACACATTATTTTTGGCTTGGCTCTTACTTGTGATATTTGCTTCATGTTTTCCTGGATAAATTTCTCTTGTTTTATGTCCTGTGCGTTCTTTGCTACTGTTGCTTGTACGTCTTGATTAGCTTTAATCTCATCATCATCAGGCAATTCCATTCCTGTATTAACCCTTAGCCATTCTCTTGATTCACCTTTGGTCATAATGCCCTGTGTACTCAAATCCTTAACCTGTGCCACTTCCAATTCGATAATGTTCTGTGAAGTAAATGCTACGTCACATTCTTCTACCTCTGGATCATATCCGTTTTGGATTAGTATGTTGTCAAATAACTCTACCTTTAGTTTGTTAGCCAAATATCTCTGATAACCCCTTACCCTTTTCATTACAATGTTATCTGTTGTTTCTGATGAGGCTCTGCTAGTGAAATCACCTGTCATTATGTCGTGTGGGAATTGAGTGCCTAATTCAAATACTTTTTCCAAGTGTTGAATATAATCTGTGTATTTGCTGTTGCCCTGTGTTTCAAAAAATTCTATTTCAGGCTTTATCTTCTGAACACGTTTGTCACCTGGCTTGTACTTTTGCCATCTTACTGCTTCTTTTTCTAGATACGGATCACTTGCACCAGGATATGTAATTGTTGTAATTGGATAAGCATTGTTTAGAATAATTGCTGACATAGCATCTTCAACACCCCACATGATTTCAATCAATGGTGCTGTTGTTCTGTTTCCTATTGTTCTTGGAATGGCTAGTGAATAAAATAATGACTTACCCCATGCTTGTTTAGAATAGTTTGTTAAGTTAAATTCGATAAATTTGCCTAGTTTGCCCTCACCTAATTTTGATGTTTGTCCATTGTTTGTTCTATGCTCATAGTATTTCAATTCACCAAACTCGTTACGGTTTTTTGATATGATGGTTTGCATATCTACTTCCTCTATGTCTTGTATGTCATTCTCATCTAATTTCTCTAAGATACTATTGCCTGTGATAAGACAGGTAGTAACCATGTTTTCAAATTTGTCATAGAAATTAGAATTTCTTATCCATTCGTTTAACACTTCTGTTGCCTTATCTGACTTGCAGGTGACACTCATTTCTGTTCCTGTAATTAATTCTGAATAAGATGATACTGCTATTTGTAATTGTGGTGTCCTGTCGTGATACTTGATCAACTGTTCAAAGGTGACTTGTATTGGCTGTTC